TCAGCAAAACAAACTTATGAATAGGCGTTGTTATTTCCACCGCTGCGTTGTTGGCCGGCGCCACAAATATCCTAGGAGAGACTATGATCGTAGCGTTCCCTGCGCCGTCTGTGTCAACGTCTGCATCGACACTGTGCAAGTTATTGCCTATGCTTATTTGGTCGCCTTCCCTAAGCCAATTCGTAATGTTAAAAGACGCACCATCGATAACCAAGTTCTTCCCTGTTTGTGCTGCACCATTCACGAGCGGTGTACCCCCAACAAGGCCACGCCTGCTATAACCAAAGTCCTGCACAGTGAATCGATGCTGCGCGCCATTCAGTTTGTAAAGGAAGGCCAGCAGTTCGGCACGTCTATCTCCTTCAATGCCGTCGTACATCATCCTTACCGACCAGTGCTCTCCATCCCGATCCTGCGTAGAGATAACACCATTAAAAGGCGACTGGTGTACTGCCGTAAAATTACGCAGCGACCACTCTACGTTTGTAGGTCTCAAATTTGGATAGGCGTATGTTGTCATCTCAGTCCCAAAGATCCATTGTCACGCAAGTCCATCACGGCCGCCAACGTGTCCCGTTTTTGTGCTTCAAATGCAGGCACCAGCCTAGCTAGAACGGCGGCCTCGTCTGCGCCTTGTGCGTGTACTGTAGTGTACTGGTTTATTACTACTCCGCCGCCGCCATTGCTTTGGCCAGCGCTTCCTCGCTGTGCAGGCGTGCTTACATTTACATGCTCCCCAGGCGTGGCCCTAAACTGTACAAGCTTGCTATCTGTTCCGCCTACTCCACCGACGTCAAAATCGAGTCCTGTCCGTCCTCCGGGGAGGCCTTGCGTGTTACCAATTGCAATGCCCTGTATTCCCTTACCGAAACCTTCAGCAGCGTTAGCACCACCTCCGAATATTCCCATGATCCCGGATATTGCTCTGGTTATTTGTGCCTGCACTGCAATCCGTACAAGGTCTTGGATAATGCTGCGCGCCATGTCTGCAAACGAGGCCTTGCCGCTTGCTGCCATGTCAGCAATGCCGGAGGAAATACCATCCACTACACGCTCGCCAGCTTCACCGAATTTTTCGAATGCTATCTGGCCAGCGTCTAGTGCTTCGATGACCTTGCCACCTGCCGAACCATCATCGGGCTTGCTTTGGTCCCCGTCCCTAATTATTTTGCGCTTCTCACGCAGGGCTTCGATTGCCAGGATGGTTGCATCGCGTTCGGCAATAGCCCCATCCACAGCGGCCTGGCTTCCCAACACTGCGGCCCGGGCTGTATCGATGTATCCGTCGATAAGTTCGGTGGCCGTGTCGTTTGCAATACGACGTTTCGTTTCAGCATCTTCCTTCAGTTTCGCAATAACGCTGTCGATTGCAGCCAGTTCAGCCTGCCTTGCTTTTTCGTGTTCCTCTGCAATCCGTTTCGCATTGTCGCCAGCGTTCGCAAACTTACCCATGGCAATTCCCATGTTGGTAATGTTACGCGCTTGATCTGCGAATCCTAACTCGGCCAGCGAGCGTGCGGCAGAGAACATTTTTTGCTGTATGAAATCGACAATCTTTGAGATGGCCAAGCCGATGTTGATTCGGATGCTATCGAACGTACCAAGCACGGCATGCTTCAGGGAAATGAAAACGCGCTGCACAGCGGGCCCAATTAGGCTTACCTTTTCCACTACACCTATGCGGAATAAGTCGAACCTTTGCAGGCCTGCCACAGTCGCAACACTTACCGCAGTGGTGAGACCGATCTTAAAACGATCGAACGCTGCAATCATTAAAGTGACGGCCAGCTTGATGTTAGCGGGCCCTCCTACAACGAAGTTCTTCCACAGCCATTTCACTGCACCGACAATCTTATCCACGGCCGTACTCCAGGCATCGGAATACGTATCCATCAAACCAGTTTCGGTCAGTATGTCGTTCAGCGACTGCCAAACGTTTTTGAGGTCCTGCATGGCAATGCTGGTGGCATCCAAAATCGCACGAACGCCCTTCTGCAACAAGGGATTCTTTGCTAGGGCTCGGATGTTATCGGTAGCCGCCTGCGTCAGCCCGCGTAGGGTGCTATTGAGCTCTGCCCCGATAGTTAGCTCCAGCCCCTCGTAAGCGCTCGACAGCGCCTTTACATCGCCGGACAAGTTATCGACGCGAATGGCCTGCTGCTCATACGCAATGTTCGTACCAGTCAGCTGTTCTGTTAGCTCGGCCAGCCTATCCCGGTTCTGGGTAAGCACTTTCGCCGCTGCCAAATTCCGGCGACCAAATAGCTTGGTAGATTGTGCCGAGGTTAGCTGTGCATCCGATAAGTTTTGCAGCGCAGTCTGCAGGCCTACAATCTCAGGATTGAATTCGGAGTTAGATTGCGATGCCAGTGCCAGCAACACACCACGCAACTGGGTGCCTGCCTCGCCACCCTTAATGGCGAACGTAGACATCAATTGTAACGAAGCGTTTGTCTGTTCGAAGCTCAGGCCAGCTTGCGCTGCGATTACGCCCGCAAACTTCAACGCCTCTGCCATCTCACCAACTAATGCCGCGCCTCGTTTCGAACCGGCCGCAAGAACGTTGATAAAGCGCGAGGCCTGATCGGATCCCGCACTGAACTGATTAAGAGAGGCGCCCAGTGTGTTTGCTGCTGTGGGCAAGTCCTCGCCCGTTGCTTCGGCCAGTGCTATTGCTTCCTGCGTTACAAGGGAAAGGGCTTCAACGTTTTCGAGCAGATCTGGCTTTGCGCTTGCAATGACTTTGAAAGCTTCCGCAGCTTCGGAGGCCGACAAGGTAGTGGTCTCGCCAAACTCTTTTGACTTCTGTCTTAAAAAATCCAAGTCCTTTCCGGTCGCGCCGGTGATAGCACTTAGGTCGGCAACTGCTTGGCCGAACTTCTTAGTAGAGCCGACTATTCCTTTGCCTACAAGTATTGCGGCCAGGCCGATCGCAGCAACATGGATACGCTTTAAACCCAGCGACATTAACTTCGTGTCTCTGTTGAAGCCCACTGCCATTGCCCGCGACTTACGCTTAATCGAATCAAGCGCACGCCTTACGCGAGCAGCACCAGTCTTAGCCTTGTCGGACTGGATGCCAATGTCAATGTTCTTGCCGATGTCTGCCATGCTTCTATTCCTTTGCCGGGTTCAACTTTTCCTTCACTTCCTCGACGTCTTTCTTAGCGTCCCAAACTGCTTTGTCTGCTGCCAAAACTAGCTCCGTAAATCTGGCCGGGTCTGGAACATCAAACAATCGTACATAGGCGTAAATTTCCGCCAGCAATATGTGGTCGCTTGTCCTGCCTTCCCACAACGTAAAAAAACCAAGGAACGTCGGCTCCAAATGCGTTGCGAGTTTCTCTTTTCGGGCCGCCGGTGTTACGCCTTCCTGCTCTTCTTCTTCGATGCCTTCGAAGAATTCTTGTTGCTCTTTCGTCCACCTTGCACTGTACTCAACGACCCTTCGGAGTTTCCCAAATCCTCCTCCAAATTATGCAAACGATAATTCTCCAACGTCTGCGCTTCGATCATTACCACTTCCTTAAAATCGATGAAGCGTGGATCCAACATTAACTCCCTGCTTTTCTCCTTGGAGTAAGGTATCTCCTTGCCGTCGAGAAGCAAGTTGCGCCAGCCGAGAAGGATGGTTCCGGCCATGCACTTTCCGAGTACCTTCTCGGACTGCTCTGTCGTAATACCATCCCTGCCTGCCATGGCCACTAGCGGCTCCATCAAACGTGCCTGCATGGCACGAAACGGCGAGTTGTTATACCGCGCTACGATCAGCACAGTGTCGTCATTCCAAGGCGTGACCTCCGTCCCTTCAATTTCCTTTGTCGGGTTTACTGCCAGACTCATTAAGTCCATGTTTTTCTCTCCTAATTGGCACCACTGAAATTCTTATTATGCTCGGTCGATCCTGGCCATGATGTTTTGCGTCGGATGCATAATTGCCTCCCACTCGAGGTCGGCCATTACGCTGTCGTCGTTTCCTGCTCCGATCACGTCACCGTTCGTGTAGTAAACAGCCGGGAACGAAAACATATAACCAGCGCCGTTAACATCCTCGATGGCTGCGTTGATTGCAGACAGGGTGTGGTTGAGGTACTTGTTGAAAAGCACTTCGCTTTCAAACAGTGCCGTCATCGTACCCGTGCAGTTGAATCGGCCTACGCCAATCTCTACTGCCGTGTTGCTACCGACGCCATCAATTATGCGTGTATTGTTGGAGTATTGAATATCCAACTTCTGCACGTAAACACCCGTACCTAGCACGGCTCCACCTTCCAGTAACCTGGCCACGTTAGCCGATGCATTGAGGACTGGGTTGGTTGGCGCTGCACTATAAGCACCCGAACCGATTGTCGCGCCTGCTAGCCCTGCGCTCTTGCCCATGAATGCATAGTTACCCGTTACCTTCTGCCTGGACGCTATCGACAAAGACAGCCCGTCTGCGCGGGCGCCTGTAATGCCCATGAACTGCGTAACGTCGGACATATTCTTTTCCAACGAAAAGCTTTTCTTCGTAGTGCCGTTTACAAGGGTGGAGTCCGATATGGTAATCGTATCCCCTACTGCCTCTGTAACCAGCGTGG